CGAGGCGGTACGCGTCCCGGATCCATCAAACCCGTGGAACCAGATCATCGTGGAGCAGATCCGGGTGCTCGAACCGGGGCGCGTGTCCGTATTCCAATCGCTGACTGGCTCGAACACGAATACCGGCACGCACCTGTCGACGACGTTCACGACCAACTCGCTATCGCCCTCGCTTCCGGTCTCCGCGATCTCTCCGCGCGACGTATCGAAGGGCCAGTGGCAGCTGGTAGATCAGTACGAGACGATCAAGATGCCCGTGATCCCGCTCGTGCCGTTCTACACGAACAAGATCCGGTTCATGGAGTCGAGCCCGCCCATGCTCGCGCTGGCGTGGCTCAACGTCGAGCACTGGCAGTCCTCGAGCGAGCAGAACACGATCCTGCACTACGCTCGCGTCCCGCAGAAGTTCTACAAGGGCTTTCGCGAGGAGGACGTCAACAACGAGCACAGTAGCGCCCTGGCCATCTGGAACCCTGACCCCGAGTCGGACGTGAAGTGGATCGAGATCGCCTCGGGCGGCGAGGGAGCAATCCCGCAGGGCAGAGTGCACCTCTTGGACATCGAGGGCCGGTCCGCCTCCCTCGGCACGGATCTGTTGGTGAGACGCAACGCCCCGTCAGCGGGCAACGCGACTGACGCCTCAATCGCCGCAGCCGAGTCCATGAGCGAGCTCGGTACGTGGGCACTGGGCTACGGGGACGCGCTCAAGCAGGCGTACGCGCTCATGGCCCTGTACGGCGGGCTCACGACCGATCCCGAGAAGGCGCTGGGGCTCGCGGGCACCCCGCGTGTGTTCTCGGACTTCGGGGTGAACCTGGACGAGCGGCCGGAGTTGGAGATGCTCTTGAAGCTCGGAATTGCCAACTACATCACGCCGCAGACGCTTCTCAGCGAGTGCAAGAAGCGCGGTATCATCGACGAGAGCGTCGATATCGCCGAAGAGGTCACGGAGATGGCGCCTGTTCGCGAGCGTGTTCTGGCGGTGGCAGAGACCCGCGGCTCGAAGCCTGGGCTCTCGAACAATGAGGGTGCGGCGACCAAGGGGATCAACGACAACCCGAAGGGTCTTTCCAAGAGTGACGGATGAAGAGGTGTTAGCAGTCCAATATCAGTTTGAGGTAACCTGATCCTTTCAGGCCTCGGTAATGGAGACGCCGAGGTAGCGATATCGAAAAGCAGTGCGCGCCAACGAGACTCAGTCAGGAGGACTTGAACTGTGGCGCGAACATATACGAAACGACCTACGTTGAGAGGTTGGCCACGCTACCACGCGAAGCCAGTCCCCCCACCTCCGCCGGCGCCCCCGGTGGCCACAATCATAACTCCGCCTGAGGATCCAGAGCCAAGCACTGACGAGTAGTCAGTGTTGACGGCCCATTTGATATCGGGCTAGGAGTTAATTGTATGTCGTTGAAGCGAAAAGTTGAGAGCCTCGATGTTGTCGAAGAGCACGATCGCGGACACTACGTCCAGATCGACCCATCGAACGCGGAAGCGGGATTCCGTCTCAACGTGGACGGTGACGATGAGGCAATCGTCACGCTACGTCAGAGTCTGGAGAACGAGCGCGGCGAGCACAGGCAGACTCGCGACAGCATCAAGTCGTTGAAGTCCAAACTCGAAGGGTTCGGGGATTTCACCCCAGACAAGATCTCGGAGTTGCAGCAACTCGTCGACAGCCAAGGTGACGTTTCCGAGAAGATTAAGGACGCGACCACTTCGGTGAAAACACAACTCCAGTCTGCGTACGAGAAGGAACTACAGGCTCGCGACACGGCCCTCTCGACCATGAGCATCAAGCTCGAGAATACCATCAAGCGCTCCGAAGCACTCGATGCGATTGCGGCTCAAGACGGGCGACCGAAGTTCCTGCTTCACGACGTGTTGGAGCACATGGAGGTCGTCGAGGATGGCGACCGATTTACCCACCGCATGGTTGACGACAAGGGAACGCCCCTCGTCTCACGCAAGCAGGGTATCGACAGTTACATGCAGGCCGAGGAGTACATCGAACTCCTGAAGGCCAAAGATGAGTGGACGCCCGCGTTCAATGCGCGCGTCGGTTCAGGAGGCGGAGCCTCCGCATCAGGCGGGAACGGTGGTGCCGGATCCTTGCTAGCCAAGCCTGTGGATCAGATGACGCGAGAAGAGAAAGTCGCGTTCATCGAGAAGCACGGCGAGGCAAAATGGCTCGAGAAGCTGAACAACGAACAGCCGACCGGGCAACTTGGCAAGTATTTCAAAGTACACACCGATGTCAGGACATGAAGCCCTGCCGGTAACAGGAGACTACGACTATGGCACTTACAAATGATCCAGGAACAGTTGCGCAATACCAGCTGTACGAAGCTCAATTCAATGGGGCCTTCGCAGAGGTCGAGATGCAGTTCGCGAACGCGTTCAACGCAGCGTCGAACGGCTCGATTCAGCTCGGAAACGAGATGCATCGAGGAAACTTCCGGGACGAGTCGTTCTTCCTCGAGCAGACTGGCATTGTCCAGGACAGAGACCCGACGAGCGTGCAGACCGGACTCGTGTCCGACTTGACGCAGGAAGACATTCGTTCGGTCAAGCTGAACAAGCGTCTCCAGTTCGACAAGACGGAGGACTCGTTCATCAAGACCGGTCTCCCTCTCTCGACTTTCGGTCGAGTGGTGGGCGAGCAGGCGGGTGCTGCCGTTCAGGTCGATCGGGTCAATCGCGTCATCAAGGCGCTCGTCGCGGCGATCGGCAAGGGCAACCTCGCCACCGGCTCTAACGGCTTCGGAGTGGGCTCGACGATTCTGGATGTGTCGGCTGGCGCCGGCACGACTCCCCAGAACCAGCCGAGCCTGACGCATTTCAACATCAACGAGGTGTTCCGACTCCTCGGTGATCGCGCGAATGCACTGCAGTTCGGCATCTGCCATTCGAAGGTCTGGTTCGATCTCGTTGGTGACGCGATCGTCTCGAACTCGTTCGAGACCCAGGCGTTCGCAATCCAGAACGGCATCACGGCTACCCTCGGGCGGCCGATGCTGGTGACGGATTCGGCGGACCTGATCGTGACGGGCACTCCGGACAACTATCTGACGCTGTTTCTCACGGTCGGTGCCGCGCGCATCGATCAGAGTGAGGCGAACCGTACGATCCTCGACAGGATCTCCGGTCTCGACAACATCGTCATGCGTACGCAGTCGGAGTGGGCGGAGACGGTCGGTTGCAAGGGCTACTCGTTCACCGGCGCAATGGATCTCGGCGGGGTGCAGGACACTCAGCTGGGCACCGTCGCAAGCTGGTTCGCGAAGGCCTCGGACGTCAAGTCCTCGGCCGGCGTCATCCTCAACACGATCTAAGGCCCACCCTCGGGCAATGGAACGTCACTGAAACGCCCCTCGGGCTCATATCGAGCCCGGGGGGCACAGAGGTCGGAGGACAAGACGATGGAAACAGGATCAGGCGGACAGACGCTCTCGGGGACCAAGGTCGCCGGGGGAACGAAGACCGACAAGAGCAAGAGCAACGTCGCCGACGGGCGTGGAGGAGGCCAAGCGGGCTCGGTTACGACGAGCGCGAATATCGGCACTTCATCGGCCAGTGACGGCATGCGCAACAGCAAGGCCCGGTCGACACCGGAGCCGGGTAACAAGGTGCTGGGGCCGTAAATGGCCCTGATTACCGAAGATGGAACCGGGAAGGTCGACTCTGAGTCGTACGTCTCGGTTGCTGACGCGATCACCTATGCGACTGATCGGTATGGGGCAACTGACGATTTCGTCATAGCGGCCACCGCCGATCAGGAGCAGTTCCTTCGTTTAGCGACGCAGGAGCTCGATAACGCGTATGGGCCACGGCTCATATCGCTCCCAAATTCCGATACACAGGCGCTGCTGTGGCCGCAGGTAGAGTTCACCGACATTTACGGTCGGGTCATTGCCGACACAGACATTCCGAACCGGCTGGTCTACGCGAACGTCGAGTTCGCACGCCGACTGGCAAGCGGGGACGAGCTTTACCCGGATCTCGCGCGAGGTGGGGACGTGAAGCGTGAGCGCGTCGATGTGATCGAGGTCGAGTACCTTGACCGCGCGGCTGCTGCCACGATCTACCAGCAGGTAGACAACCTGATGCGTCCGTTTCTTTCTGGCGGTAAGGGCGGCACCAAGCTCTTGCGCGGCACGTGACCGATGTCGACGCTGCTGTACGAAGTTCGAGCCCTTGAGGCATCGGACGGTGTGCGTACGACATTCACCGTGTCACTATCGATCGCCGATCTAACCAAGGTACGCGCCTGGTCAGGGAATCCCTCGGTCAAGGCGACAGGCCCCGTTGTCCCAGCACCGACCGCGGGGGAGTTCCAGGTCCCCAATTCCACCACCATTGAGTTCGGTACCCCACCTCCCACATTTGGGCCTCCGCATTTCTCGTACCTTACTGACGATGTGGTGTTCCCTGTTCCTGACCCGCCGTTCAGCGGTACACCTATTCCTGGAGGTTTGGCTTTGTTCTACCTGCTTATGGAACGGCCCGTCGAGGCTGCCGACGCCGTGAACACGACGTTCACGTTTACGAAGAAGATTGCCGACACCGAGAGGGTGCAGGTGTGGGATGGCAACCCAGCGACCCTCCTGGAGCTCGTCACGGGCGCACCAGCGGCCATGCAGGCGCAGGTGACAGGGGACTTCACCATCGAGTTCGGAACGCCTCCAGTGTTCCTCCCGTTCGCGAACTATCTCACCGACGAGAAGCAGAATCAGGTGGGGCTGGTGTTCGAGGAATCGCTGGTGGCCACGGGCGATCCGTTGGTTTGGACGTATGCGAAAATCCCGGACGATATCGACCAGTTCATGCTCGTGGTCGGACGCCCTGGTACCGTATACGAGCGCGTTGATTCCGGGGTGACATTCAACCAGTACATCAACAACCCCGCTGCACGCACAGTCACATTCGCCCCATTTAGCGAGCCTCGTGCTGGCGATCCACCTCCTCGAGCAACTTATTTTTCTGCTGCATCGAACAGTGTGGCACCCTGTTGATATGGCTTCATTTTATGACCGCATGGCAGCGACGGCAGACAAGCAGATCGCCAAGTTTGGGCGCGATATGATCCTGCGTGAATACTCGGGGACCACGTACGATCCCGACACCGGACTGCCCTCTCGGGCGGTGACCGATACGGTATTCAAGGGGTTGAACACTAACTTCTTCCATACGCAGCGCGACAACTCGCTGCAGGAGAGCGGGGTAAGGACCATCCTGTGTCGGTTTGACACCGCCCCCACCCCTGATGCCAAGGTGATCATCGACCAAGACGAGATGTCGATCTCGTCGGTTCAGATCGTCAAGCCGGATTGCTTGACGGTTCTGTGCAAGCTCTCGGTTCATAAGTAAATGGCCCAAGCAGGCGTCAAGGTTCCTCGCCACACGGTCCCATCGATTCCAGGGGCTCAACCGGCGATTCTAGGGTTCATTCGCGCGGACATCCTTAACCTCGTCAAGGTAACGCGAGAGTTTACCAAAATCCTCGACGATCCCGAGATCATCCTCTACAAGACCGCGGCGGCGACGTTCAAGCAGATGGGCGACATGCTGGTGAATGCTACGCCGAAGGATCTCGGTCACGGCGCCGCGAATTGGCATGCGTCCAACGATGACAAGCCCACGAGGCCCCTCATCGTTCCCCCGAGGGGTGGGCCCGATAGCCAGGGGCATCTGACTCCCGTGAACCCGCGCAAGGGGCTCGAGGCGACATTGGGCAACATCACGTTCAGCCCCAGCAAGACGGTGGCAAACTGGATCAACCAAGCGGAATGGGTAGCTATCGCGGACGAGGGGCTCTTCAAGACTGGCGTGATGAAGACGTATGGGCCGAAGCGATTCTGGGCGGCGAAGAAGAAAATCGAAGAGCGAGAGGCGCGTGGAATACCGCATCCAAGTAGCAGTGGCGGATACAGTTCACAGGCACCGGGCCCAGGAATAATGGACCCGGTTTTGGAGGAGGTTGACATCTTTGCCCTCATCGAACTCGACGTACAGATCGTTCAGAAGGGGTGGACGTAGTGCGAGAAGCATACATCGCAGAATGGCGTACGTTGACAGGTCGCGTGATAGACAGCGATTACGCGATGATCTCACCCGGGCGAGCTTTGAGCCGAGGGCTGTGTTGAATGGCTTCGAACATGGGCGATAATCCCCTCAGGTGGTTCTAGTCATGGGCTTAGCAGCTGAGCGCAAGTTACTGGAGATGGCGTTTGATGATGCGTGGCTCAATGGCGCCTTCGTGTTCGTGCCGGTGTCCTATTCCAACATCGAGTTCAACCCCCCCATCAACAACGAGGCATGGATCTCCTTTCGATTGGGCGTGGACGACGCCGACATCATCAGTTTGGGGAACAACAAGATCGTCAGGCACGACGCGGAGATCGTGGTCGATATTTACGTGAACCAAGGGGAAGGGACGAACGAGGCGAGGGAGATCGCCGACGAGGTAGTGAGTATCCTGCGGAACAAGCAGTTCTCTAGTGCCGAGGCCGGTACTGTAACCACAAGAATCCCCGATGTTGCGCCCATTGGGGTGGACGAGTCATATTACAGACTACAGATCGTTGTTCCATACGAACGCGACGAAGTTATTCCTTAGGGAGAAAAGGCAATGCCGAAAACCGGTGATACAAATCGAGTTGACCTCTACTTGCGGGAAGTTCCCGCCGGGCAGCCGTTCAACAGGGAACCTGGCGCGGATACGACAACCGCATGGCAGCAGTTGAGGTATACGGGGGAGGCCCTCGAGCACCAGAAGCAGTCCGAGCCCTCTGCTGTCATTCGATCCGATCGCATGAAGGACGCGGTGGCCGAGCTCGCGGCACAGGCTGCGGGCACGATCGACTTCGAGATCTCAGCGACGGACCCGGGGTGGATCAACATCATCGAGGGTCTGATCGGGAACGATCTGACCACTGCTGCCGAGGCGCTTGGGGCTACGTACACCAACAACGGTGGAACCCCGGTCACCACGGACATCTCCTTGGCTGCCAGCGGCATCGGTACAGCGGCCCAGATCGGCGGGATGTGTCGAGTCACCTCCTCGGATACGCCGGCCGACGACGGCCTGTACCGCATCGTATCGATACCCGACGCGAACACCGTCGAGGTTGTGGCCAACCTCACCAACGCGGAACAAGGCAACGCCAGCGTGGGCTCCACGATCATCAACGGCACGGTGATCAAGGCCTTCGAGATCGAGAAAGCCTTTACGGATCTCGATGTCGCCAAGTACATGTACTTCGGTGGCCTCCGACCCGGTCAGGCATCGCTCTCGCTGAATGCTCAAGCACGTATCACGAACCAGGTGAGCTTCGACGGCCGTCGAGGTCAGTTCTTGGCGTTGAACGGCGCGACACACAATCTGGCGAGCATCCAGACCGACCCGATGACGGCTAGTGCGAACGTGGCGTCTATCTTGATCGACGAGGGCGATACGGGGACCTTGCCTGGAGGACTAGCGCCAATAAAGGCCATGGACCTCACGATCAACGGCAACAACCGTCTCAAGCCAGCTGTGGGCGACAAGTACCCGATCGACATCGGTCAGGGCACGATCGACATGACAGGCACGTTCAGCCTCTACTTCCAGGACGAAGAGGTGTTCAACCTAATGGAGGCGCACACGTACTTCTCGATACGCTTGGTGCTCGTCGACGCGGCTCTGAACACGATCGTGGTGTACTTCCCGAGAGCAGTGTTCTCCGAGGGGTCACCAACGGCGGCTGGCGAGAACGCGGATGTGGAGGAGCCGAAGGGATTCATCGCCGTGAGAGACGCGACGCTCGGCTACGGCATCCTGTACCAGGACATCCCGGCAGGCACGCCGTAATGAACCTGAAGAAACTGAGGACTGACAGGTCGGCAGAGAGAGACGGAGTCTGGAAACAGTGGGCACCTGGCGTACGCGTCAGGATCGCCCGCGTCAGTATGGTGTCGTATGAAATGCTCAAGCAGCAGAAGCTGGCCGCTCGGGCGAGCGATATCATCAAGGACATGGATGCGATCAAGGCGGCAGGTGACTCACTGGAGTTACTGCCGCCTAAGATCCGTGCCCTGTTCGACGAGATCCACGCTGAATGCCTTGCCGAGCTCGCGGTGCGCGAATGGGAAGGCATCGAGTGGTCGGACGACGATGACAACGACGAGCCTCTGCCCTGCACCCTCGAGAACGCCATCTTGGTGCTCTCCCAAGTGTCAGAGTTCCGCGACTGGGTGCTGCAAGAGACCCTCGATAGGGAGAACTACGTTCCCGCGGCAGCGATGGCTCTCGTGGGAAACTCAGTCGCCTCCTCAAATGGGAAATCGAGTTCGGCAAAATCGGCGAAGACAAGATCCAAGCGCTCCGCGACGAAGGGTGGAGCCACAAGATCCCAGCCGGTGCCGACAAGCCCGTAATCCCGTCTGGGGAGGCGCAGTGGCTCTGGGCTACATTCGATTATCTGTCGAAAGTTCAGCGTCCGATAACAATCGCGGGGGCAGGCCCCATCCCGATCGAGAGGATCGAATCCTTCTTCCGCTTGCATGGGTGCGAGGGGATGCTGGCAGAGGTGTATTTTAGGGTGATCTCCGCGCTGGACATGCAGTGGCTGGCGGAGCAGTACGGCAAGGACACGACTGGTGGCAAGAAGTAGAACAATCACCCTGAAAATGGGGGTTGACGTTCGTGCTGCCGCAAAGGGCTCCGCCGCGTATCGCGCCATTCTCGCCAAGATGGCGTCCGACACCGTCAAGGCGAACGCAGCCCTCAAGGGGCTCGCAGGCGGGACGACTGGAGTCGCTGCCGCACAGCGTACGGCGACGAAGACCACTAAGGCGGCTTCGCAGTCCGTGGGTGGATGGAACGCGGCGATGCGTGCCGGGATCTTCGCCTCTCAGGGATTCACTAACTCGGCGATCACGGCGATTGCAGGGTTTTCCGGGATTGGCGCTGCTGCACTGATCGCGAGTATTGGCGTCGTGAAGTTCTCATCGGCGTCGATTAAGTCATTCGGCGAGTTCGAAGAGGCACTAGGCAGAGTCCAACGTGTCATGGGAACGACTGATGAGGAGGCTCAAGAACTCGGTGAAGCGTTTTTGGATATGTCCACGAAGATCCCGGTGGCGGCGACCGAGCTCGCGAACATCGGGCAGGAAGTTGCCCGCTTGGGTATCCGTGGCACAAAGAACGTCTCGGAATTTACCAAGACCGTCGCTCTTCTATCAACCGTTTCCGACCTGACGGGTACGATTGCAGCTACGTCCCTCGGTCGTATCATCGCTATCTCGGATATCGGCCCGGAGTCGGTCGGGAACTTCGCATCGGCATTGCGTGAGGTTGCGACCACGGTAGCTGCTGGTGAGGCCGAGATCCTGCGCATGACGCTGGAACTCACCAAGGCAGGTGCAGCGTTCGGTCTGACGGCGAACAAGGCCCTGGCTCTGGCAGCTACGTTGAAGGACATCGGCGTCGCCCCCGAGCTCACACGGTCAGCGTTCCTACGCTTGTTCGGATCGCTCGAGAAGGCGTTGGGCGGGTCGACGGATCAGTTGATTGCGTGGAAAGAGCTTCTCAGTCTCAGTGCCCTAGAGCTGAACAACCTCAGCGCAGACGAGTTCGTTGATCGCGCGGCTGCCGCCTTCGCCAATGCCATCAAGAACGGTGACAACCTCATCGTCTTGATGGAGAAGCTCGGACTGGAGTCGGTCCGTAACCTGACCGTCTTCGGATCCCTCGGTAAGCAGGGTGAGAAGCTCGCGCAGGCGCAGAACACCGTTAACAAGGCTTACGTCGAGGGCACCCGTCTCTTGATCGACGCGGAGGGCAGGGTTGAGGAACTCACGGCCAGGCAGGCGCTGCTAAGCGCCGAATGGTTCAAGACGAAAACCCTAGTCGGGCAGCAACTCGCGCCCGCGATGATAGATCTCGTCGACACACTGGTTCAGCTCAACGTATCGTTCCGCGAATCAGAAGGGGGCATATCGACGTTCGTCACGGTTGGTAATACCGGGCTGGGGCTCATGAGGTCCATGGCGAATCGCGCGGTGGAACTCACTGATGTCATTAACGACTTGGGACTCTCGTTCTTGGCCCTATGGCCTCAGATAAAACTTGGGCTCGGCATAGGAAACACAGCGGCCCTGACTGCGGAACTTGAAGCCATCCTAGATCGGACTAGTGGTGCCGTGCGGGATCGTGCTGATGACTTCTCCTCTGAGGCCTTCTCGGTATTTCGTTCCCTGACTAGCGGGATTGAGGGTCTCGATACGCAAAAGGCGTTTACGGCAGTTTTTGGAGATTTCAGACAGGAACTACGGAGACTGCCCGGGACGGCCATGGAGGCGTTGGATTTGGTTCGTGAGGCTGTCGAGAACCAGCCCGGTGGAGACCCACGAGGTATTCTCGAAGCGATCTTCGGTAAGGATATCCTTCCCGCGTTGAAGCAGGCTGGCAGCGATCCGGCCATAGTCGCTGGAGTCACGAAAACGGCGGAGCAGATGGCTAAGGACTTCTCAGACGGCTTCGAGTCCTTCCTCAAAGACAAGGCCCATCTCTCGCTTGAGCCGCTCACGTCGGGCTTGGCTGCGCAGATCCAGAAGGCACGTAACATTGCCGAGGCGCAATCTAAGGCATCACTCGAGAAGGGCCTTAGCGGGGCGAATCTCGAGACGCTAAACAGACTCATCGAAAACACATTCGGAGAGCGCATTCAGGATCAGATCGCCGAGTTCAACAACACGATAGCCGAAGGCAAAGTCGACGTATTCGAGTTGAATCAGCGATACATGGCACTCGTGGCCACGCTTACGCAGGCGGGCGGGCGATTCGATGACTTGATCCCGAGCCTCACGGGCGCCAAGGAGAAGCTGGAGGCTTTCCTGAGTAGCTTCGAGGGACGCTTCCAGAAGGGGATTGAGGCCCTTGCGAGCCGCGCCTCGAGCAAGCCGGGTATCTTGGGCGATCTCGAAGACATCGAGGTGCTACTGGAGAAGCAGAAGGAGTTCCAGGGCATCAAGATCGATTTCGAGGACGAGTCCTTGGTTCGCGGTAACGCAGACCTGCTAGAGTTCCGCGAACGCACTCGCGCCGCGTTCACCGGCCAAGCGACGCTAGAGATCAAAGAGTTTTTCGATGCCCTCGAAGATGGCTCGATTGATCTCGAGGACTTGAACGAAAAGACCCTAAACACGCTACTCGCGATTGACAAGATGGGCCCCGCCTTCGAGCAGTCGGCCGTGGGCATTATGCGCGCGTCGGAGGAGTACAAGAGGCTTCAGGAACTACTAGAGAATCCCTCGATTGCCGAGGGGGTGGACATCGCCACCTCGAGCGTCAAGGACTTCACGACTACGTTGGCAAATGGGCTACTGGAAGGCGAGCTCAACTTTGACAATTTCGCCAAGTCGTTCGTTGCGAACCTTCTGGAGATGATCTTTCGGCTGCAGGTGATCCTGCCGCTGATCGAATCTCTTGGCGGAGGCAGTGGAGGTATCGGGGGGTTCTTCAATCTACTGGGGCAGAGCATCGCTGGCGTACCGCTAGGTGGCGTTCCTGCCGGTGGAGGGCCCGGTGCCGGATTGGGGGGTTCCACGCCCGTCACCCCCGGCCTCAATATCCCGCTCAGTCGACAGAGTATCGGCGACCCATCTGAGTCGCTGGGTCAGGACATTGCCGACATGCTACTCCGGGTTCTTCCGACTGGTAGAGAATCGGACAGGGGATTGCAGGACGGGACGCCTGTTCTACTGAATCTCAACGACGGTGCTATCAAGCCGCTCGGTAGTGACATTGCGGACGTACTATCCCCCATCATCCGCGCGAACACAGAGCCCAACGGCGGACTGCAGGACAAGACGCCGGTTACCCCTGGCTTCAAAGGGGACCCATTTAAGTCACTAGGGAGGAACATTGCTGACGTACTGCTCGGTAGTATGCCTAAGGGAGGAGGATTTGGCGGGGGACTGGGGGGCTCTACGCCAGTCATGTCGGGCCTCAAGAGCCCGTTTAGCCGACAGGGTATCGGTGGTGGGATTACCACCAATGTCACTATCAATGGTGCCGAGAACGGTAAGCGCGCCAACGCGACCACCAGGAGTAAGCAGGGTGTCGGTGGAATGGAACTCGACATTGTCGTCGACATGGTCGATGCGGAAATGGCGAAACGCACGACGAACGGCAGAAGCCAGAACAGCAATGCCATCTTGAGCCGCGCGAAAACAACGGGGTTGAGCTAATGGCGTTCCCGGTTTTTGAGACTGCATTCGCCACGGCGCCACTACCACGTCCCGACGGGTACGCTCGTCAGGAAGCGGACGGAGCCAACCGCAGGACCGAGGTCGAGGGCGGACCGCCACGGGTACGACCTAGCTCAGACCAGCAGCCGGTGAACCAGCGCCTACAGTGGGAGATGAACGCCACGCAGGCCAGTGAGATGGATGTGTTCTACACGACTACCACGCGCCGTGGATCCAAGATCTTCTTGATGGACGTATGGACGTTCAATTCGTACGTACAGAAGCGTTGTCGGTTTATCGAGCCGCCGACGTACAACTACCGGTCGTTCGAGGAATGGGTGGTCAGTAGTCAGGTAGAGATCTTGGACGAGGTGTCCTGATGGCTGATCTCACCGACGCGCTTAAAGAAGCGTATGCCACCGCACCCGATGACGTCATCCTTCTCCCGACACTCGAATGGCGTCACTCTACATTCAAGACCCCAGAAGGCAGACCGGCACCACTGCGCATTGTCCGTAACTACCAAGAGATCCGCGCCTCTCTTGAGAGCAACGCTCCGGTCGATCCAGGCGGCACCAATATCCAGTTCCTACCGGTCGGGTTCGAATCACAGCCACCGGCACGTATCCCGGGCCAGAACATCGAACTCGTGATCGTGGTGGACAACGTGTTGCCCTGGATCGGAGAGTACGTCGAGGCAGCTACGCAACTTCAGGAACCCGTGTTCGTCAGGTACAGGCAGTACCGTAGTAACGCACTGACGGAGCCGGACTACATCTTCGAGATGACGCTCGCGGTGGTGACGACGCGTCAAAACGAGCTTCGCGCAACCTGCACCCTTCCTGACTATTTCAACCGTCCGTTCCCGAAGCGGTTCTACAATCACGTTACCGCGCCATTCCTGTTCAATACGACATCGAGAACTCCGCCAGAGGGTCTATGACGACGTCTTGGTCCGTTGAGGGGAAGGCGGCGCTGGCCGACCTCATCGGCTTACCATGGGAACCCGGAGCCCGGGGGCCATACGCGTTCGACTGCTATGGCATGGTTCGTCATATCCAGAAACGGTTCTACGGTATCGACTTGCCCGATCTGGTGGTGAACTCCGATAATGACGCGGAAATCTCCGACAAGATCTTCCAGCTTGGGCATCCGCTCGGCGAGGAGATCTCGGGCCCGAGTGATGGATGCGTGGTCACCATGGGCAATGAGCGTCGGGAGATGCATTTGGGCGTGTATGTGGCGGTTGATGGGGGGCGGATTATACACTCCGAGAGGGGCACCGGATGCGTCGCGGTTCCGATCGCGCAGTGCGTCTGGCGGAAACTACGTTTTTACCGGGTCAAGGCATGAACGGCATAGTAGAGATTTGCGGAGTCGTCTCCGGCGACATCAACACCGGGCACTACGAAGTGCCTGTCGGGACCACTATTCGCGACTTTCTGGACCGGCACGGGGTTGAAGAGTTCGACGTACCGACAATTTGCATGGTAGACGGCGAATTTGTCCTGCGCGCGGATTGGGACGTCTCTCAGATCACCGAAGACCAGATCGTCCATTTCATCGACTGCCGACTGATCCCACAGGGCGGGGGCGGTGGCCGTGGTGGCTCTCACCCTGGCCTCATCATCGGGGCTCTGATCCTCGTGATCATTGCACCGTACCTTGCTGGAGGCATTTTGGGCGCTGCGGGCGTTGGCACAGCAGTGGGGGTGTCAGGCGGTGCTGGCATCGCAGCGGGCGCTGCAGCCGCAGGGGGCGGCATTACAGCGGGTACGCTGGCTTACTCGGCCTTCGGCCTCACCAAGGGCCTGATCATCGCAGGCGGGCTCTATGGGCTTTCTCAGCTATTCAAGCCCGGCGGTATCCGAAGACCGGAGGACGCGAGCCCGACCTATAGCCTCGCGCCAACGGGCAATATCGTCCGTCGCCGATCGCCGATACCCGTCCAGTACGGCAAGCTCCGCATTATCCCGGATCTGATCGAGGAGCCTTACACGGTCTGGGATGGGCAGAAGGTCTATGTCGTAGATCGAGATGTCGAGGGTGCGGAGAACGGTAAGAAAGGACGGATCGGTCGTGGGGTCCAGTACCTCCATCAGGTTCTCTACCTGACTCAAGGCTGGTACGACTCCGCGAACGCGAAGATCTCGATCGGCA